ACCAAATCTCACTCCTTCCAACTTAGTGGTAGGACGTTCAAGCAACACCTCGTGGCCAGAGCTCTGAAGGATGACATCGGAAAACGTGGGCAAAACACGTCCAGCGTCCTGTGCTTCAAGAAACACAAGAACATTATCGCCATCCACCAGAACATCGAAAACAACGCCGAAAGTGCGGAGCGCCGCAATGACCTCAACAAGGAAGCAAAGGCTGTTGCCCATGCCCGTGTTAAAATCACCACTAGCTCTCGCACCCGGTCGCCGGAATCGAGCGCCACAAGACGTAGTGCCCCGCAGTTCCAACTGTTTCTCCAAAAGAACCCTCAGCCTACCGTCGCCAGGAAATGCAGCCCCATAGACTGCATGCTCTCTCTTCAAAGCAGAAGGACCCACGTGGGCCTCAAACGCACTACCATCCGCCTCGAAGCAGACGCACTCACGGAAAGCACCAAACTTTCTAGCAATGAGATTGCCGCGCTGCCTCGGGTTCAAACCTTTCGCAACGAGTCTTCCGGAACCAATACCAAACACAGATCCGTTGAGTCGGCCCCACAGCCAATGCTCAAACGGTTTGAGTCGCGAAGCGACCTCCAAGTTGTACCTCGGAGATCGTGGATAGATAAGCCTAGGCTTCATAGGCTTACCAGGAACGCGATTCTTCTCTGTCTTAAGAAAAGCCCTGATGGTCCAGTCCTGATAACTGGAAAGTCCATCAGCCTTAAGAGACCTTTCGGCCTCCAGGTACCGTCGTCTGAGAATCCCGGTATAACTCTCAGCCGTCTCCTTCCAGGACCAGGCCCCGTCCCTGTAGCGTCGGGCAAAGAGCGTTAACTCCTCCCAAACTGCTACGGCGCCGGGTGAAGCAGGTTCAAAGACCTGCTGGGGCACTGGACCCATTGACCGCATAGCCAATGCGGTCACCTCGTTGTGTGGACAAGAACGGTTACATGTAGGCACAAAAGTCCCTGGCAAAAGGGGCACGTAAGCCGTTCTCATTTTACGCTTGCTCTCGCTGCATGAAGCCCAATCGACCTTCCTAGTGTCTAGGACACCAGTTGCGACTGGGGGCGGTGACCCCCAACACAACCCCGGAATTTCAATCGGGCCATACTAACAAGAGGGGGAATCCTCCATAACGTCCAGACGGCCGCGGGCCAGTCTCTCCGGAGCGGTCTCTTCGAAGGCCAATGCTACAGTGTCAGGTAGCACAAATGCTGAAGCCAAATCAGCAACGCCCTTCTCAGAAAACCACTCCCTAGCACGGGCCCTAAGGCCGGCCAGGAGATCCTGGGTGCGCGGTCGAAAGCACGAATAGAGGGACAGTTTGGCTAGGAGTGCCGGGGCGATGACCATTCGCCCTGCGGTTGACTCAACAACGAGGAAGACCTCGTGTTCCATAACTGACGTTGGCAGCACTCCTCCACCAAGGAGCTTCAGTTCGCGGTCAGCAAGACCCAGGAGAACGTTGGCGCTCAAAGGTAACCTTGACGCAGGGAGGTCTGGTACCCACCGCCCACGAACAAGATCACCAATG